CTTCATCAAAGTCAATGGCAGTAGGAACAGGATAAATAACTGCCCCGGCGTTGTGAGCTGAAGCAGTAGTTCCATCATACCCGCGAGTGGTAAAAGTAATCGTTCCTGTAGTTCGAGAAGTAGCTAGAATTTTTTCTTCGCTTGATAGCCCTGGATCAATTACTAATGAAAATGAACCAGTAGGCCAGCCAGTATAAGCGGCTATAGCAACGCTCGAAGAACTTGTGGTTATGCTACTTGTAATAGTTGTAGGAGTCGCTGCTCCGTAATACTGCCGTCTTGCCATATTAACCTACTATTTCTCTGAGTTGGGCATAAAAAATACCGCGTGGTTTTCCGTAAATATCTATAGCATCGGGCAACCATTGATAATCATACATTACCACCGGATAAGTAGCATCAGCCACTTGTAAAGTTACTACCGATTGGGTTTGATGAAGGCTTATTAAATAATTAATTTCGGCATCTGAGTCTTGTGCCCAATCTTTATCTCCTATAGTAAGGGTTGGATAAATTAAAATAGGTACATCCCATTGAGCGCTTCTAACTGGAATTGGATAAGAACGCAAAGTCCACCGATTGAGAATTGGACTGTTCGTTCCATCAGAAGTTAGTTTAAGAACCACTTGAAAATTTTCGCCATATAATTGATTGCAAGGGTAAGAATAAGGGGGAGAAACGCTACCTGCCGTGTTTGAAGTACCCACAGTATTTGCAGTATTTGTGTCAATATAAGAATCTGATTGATCTGCAACAATAGCGACTTGGATACTTCCGGCTAAAGGTTCGTGTTTAATATCAATATACATAGCTACTTTGGGATCTGAAATACCATAAGCAATTACTCCGCTAACAAAAGTACCTGAAGGAACTGGAACGCTGGCTTCCCCAACAAGCCCAAATCCATCAACAGTAAAATAACGTTTGCCGTTAAAAGTAATTACAGAACGAACTGCCCCAAGGGTTCCGACTCGAGATCCACTTGAAGTTGTAAAAGCCATTAAGTCAGAGGCATAAGCAGGAACTAAAGGTGCGGTAAAAGTAGTGAGATCCATACGACCAAGACCGCTTGTATAATTGTTGTAATTTCCTAATCCATACCAAACAAAACGATCTTGACCTTCAAAACAATAAACAGGCTGGCTAGTTGTAATAAGTCCACCAATAGTAAGTGAACCGTCTGTATTTGCTTGACAAAAACGGACACCCTTATCAGAACCAATAAGAATATAACCAAGGTAAGAACCAAGGGATCGGACTATTTCGCCATCTGGAAGTTCACCAGCAACAGTAGGAACATCAAGAGAAGTTCCATCGGCTTTAATTGCGGTGCGGTAAATAAGAGATTTATCGCCAGCATACCCCGCAGCATAAATCTGAGATTGCCCACCAGTAAAATCAACCCAAGTAAAATTGCGAGAAGATAGATCAAGAAGCGCAGAACTAAAGGCTCCGCTTCCGGTTATATTATAAATCTTACCCCCGCCAGCAGCCATAAGTCTTGATTTAACAAAACGGACTAAATTGGCAGTTCCAGTTGCATATGAACTGTTAGTGCTTCCACCTACGGTTTGTTGGCGAACTCCATCAGTATTATGAGCAGTCCATACAGTATTTCCGTCAGTACACATAGATAAAGCTGCACTAGGCAGGCTTGATACCGTAGTCCAAGAAGTTAGCGCTCCTGAAGAAAATTTAAGATTGCTTCCATCAATTATATAAAGGTAAGTTCCAGCGGCTTCACATTGAAATCCAGTATTAATGCTTGAATAAACATTAGTTGTATCGTTTAAAAGTTTTAATTGCCAAGGAGTCCAAGGATCAATACCAAGTCCATCGTGGTATCTGCGAAGTTCAGAATTTGCGCGATCTAAATAAGTTTGTCCTTCACCATAAAGCCAAGTTTCTTGCGATCTACGCCAAAATTGTTCAGGAGAAATTGATTGTTCGCCTGGTGTATTAGAACTATCTGCTTGTGCGCGAAGCAATGGAAGTGAAACACGTTTAAAACGAGCGCCCCAAACACCAATAGCGGTGTTATCCCATTGTATAGCGTAATAATGACCACCAATAGCAACTGGAAAAGGATAGGGAACTAAACCACTTCCTGATGATCCAGAGAAAAATGCAGGAGTTGGATCTTCATAAGGCGTATCATATTTAATTATTTCGGCCATAGATTAAGACTTAAAGTTAGGATATAAAGCATCCAATTTGGCTGCTTCTGCTGCGATTCTTTGCGCTCTCATTTGTTGTAATCCACGTGCTGATTGAAGGATTGCCCCTGGTGCTACTTCACCGGCACGGCGAGTATCTCCTTGACCTTCGGTAAAGCTGCGCTTAATTTCTCGACCTTCCATTAAACGGATAGCAGCACCTAGTGGTGGCAGATCATAAGCACTTGGAAGAAGATTTGTTGAAGAAACATTTGCATAAACAGTAGAAGGCATAGTAAATACTGAGCGATAAACAACACGAACATTATAACCAGGCATAGCAGGTTGAAATAATTGCAATGAAATACCGGAAGGAAACTGGGTATTAATAGCATTGCGGTTTAAACGAAAACCATTTGTTGTAATTCGTGGATTATCTAGTTGAGGCCCAGGAGTCAAATATTTAACTTCGTAAACTGAAAGAATTTGATCTGATATTGGGCCAAGATCATAACCATTGATTGTTGCGTTATAAGTAAGATCAACAGAGTTAATACCAAACAAACCATTAGAAGGTGAGGATAGATCACCAAGGTCATTTCCTAGTTGATCCCAAATTTCATTATCAGTAAAACGTGGAGCTACTCGAACAAGAGAATTAATGGGGGCACTAGCGTCAATTGAAGAATCTTCGCCGCCTGAAACAATAGCAGTTTGTCCATTTACTGACCAAACATAAAAAGTATTTAAACCAATACAAAGACGAGCGCCAGCGCGGATACCTTCAAGCGCATAAGAAAAAGTTAAAGTTCCGCTACCTGCGGTATAAGCAACTGCTAATTTATTTCTATTTTCAGCATAACCGCTCATCAAGTATGAACGAGTTTGAGAAATCCAATCGGAGCCTGTTGTCATAAATTCACCGGTGTCGTGTTAGGGTTGTAAACGCTTTTGCCAGTAATTGACTCAATAGCGTTTACTGCGGTTTCGATTTTTTTTGCTTGACCTTGCAAAACTTGTCCACTTTCTACTTCAAAACGAGTTTCAGCTTTAGCCATAAGTTCTGCTGAACCGTCAATATGAGGCGGTTGTAGCCCTTGTGCGCGTAGCGCTTTATAAGCTGGCATATCTTTGTTCCAACGTTTTTCGCGGGCTTCTACGGACTCAGCACCGGGCCTACGGGTAGGTGCAGTACCGCTGCCAAAAGCAATAGTAGAAACTTTACAAACAAAACAACCTTCAACAAATTCGCCAAGGTGGTCGTTGTGATTAAGTTCCATTACCGCCCCCTTATCATCCGACAATGTTATCACCGTATCCAGCCGCTATCAGGATTGCTTTTTGATTATCATTTATTTCGTAAGAATGTCCACCATAAAATACTGTTTTTACGCCAGGGATCGCACCAACTACATTGCCATCAGCATCCTTAAGGATGCGAGGCTCCCATAACGGGGGTTGGGTTTCGCTGACCATATTGTTTGTATCTATCCATACATTTATGCCCCGAGGAATAGAAGGTTTGAAATAAGCAAAAGGGCGTTGTTGGTACATAGGAACATTCGGCGTTACCACGGGTACAAGAACCCTAGAAGGTGGTGTAAAAGTTGCCATATCAGTCCTATCTCAAAAGGGTAAAGCGGGGTATGGGCGAGAAAGGTGTTAAGCGCCCATACCCCTAACTTTATTTATTGACCGATTGAAGAACCTGATTCAATGCGGTACAAAGCAGCTTGACGGAATACAGAGTATCCAACGAAGTGCTTCCAACCGATACCTGTGAAACGGCGCAGAGTATCAATAACAGGAACATCAACGATAATAGCTTGCTCACCGTATCCACCGCCTGTTGAGAACGCCTTGGCAAGTGCCTGACGGCCCATAACAAGTGTTCCATAAACATCTACTGCTGAAACCACTAGAGATAGTGAAGTTCCTGCGTTTACGTTTGAAAGTCCAGCAACAGAAACGGTAAGAGTTGTTGTTGATGGAACTGTTGCAACTGTAAACTGAGCGTTGAAACCAACTTGTGAGGTTGATCCTGTACCTGAAGTAGAAGTAGCACCTGAGATAGTCAATGTATCGCCAACTGCAAGACCGTGTGCGGCTGAAGTTGTAAGTGTTGCAACTGAAGAAGCAACTGCGATTGTTGAGATTGTGTATGAGTTTGTTCCACCATCAGAGAACAAAGGTGCGCGAGGTGTTTCCATAAACTGTACGCCTTGGAAGTTACCAATTACACCGTTGTAGATACCTGAAGGATCTGAGTAAACGTGTGGATCTGACCAGTTAGTTCCACCAGTAGCACCACGGAAGTCATATGAAGCGTCTGGGTGAATAAGACCCTTGTATAGACCGTTGAATGTAGGAACGTTGTTCTTACGTAGTGAGGCAACTGCCTTACGAACGTCTGAACCTGTAAGTGTGTTTGTCTTAGCAAGACCGGCACGAGTTGTACCTGAAGTGTAAGCAACGTTTGTACCAGCACCAGCAGCAGTACGGGCAATTCCGTCTGTTGAGATACCAGCGTTCCAGCCAACAATGTTAGCTGCGATTGGGTTTACTTCCATAAATGCGGTTGCGCCCAATTTTGAAGTAAGTTGAACTGCGTTACCGTATTCAAGAGGTGTTACGACTACATAAGAGTCAGACATTGAAACTGGAGTTATGTCTGAAGTTTCTGTAAGTGCGGTTGTTGCTTCTGATAGATCAGATGCGATGGTGAATTGAACCGATACACCACGGTTTGTTGCGTTCGTTGATTGAACTTCTACGAGTGCATCGTAGTATAGCTCTGGACGAAGTGCGTAGTAAGCAAGTTGCTCATACGCGGCCTTCGAGAGATCAAGCGAACTGACCTGTGTTAATGCCATTTGTTAGTTCTCTTTCGCTAAAGGGTTAGACGAGTGAAACCCACCCGCCAGGTTGTTCATTTGAAATAGCGATATTGTTATTCTGAAGGATTTTCAATATATCTTCAGGTGATCCCGCATTGCGAATATCATCAAGAGCATTAGACGAAATCGCAGCAGTAGAGCCAGTCGAGGCTTGAGATACACGATTTAGCGCTGCTAGATCACTTTGTACCTCTGGAGTTTCAGAAGTGGCTATTAGACCATATTCTGTTGCTGCTGCCTTGATTGCTTCTGGGGAGATTTCTCCGTCATAGGCTTTGACAAATAACTTACCTGTTGGTGATTCCAAATCAATTCCTGCTTTCATTAGAGCGAGTTCACGCTTAGCAGCATTTGCTTCCGCTTTGGCTTCATTAGCCTCGCGTGTCGCTTGCTTGCCAGCCTTCGCTTGCTTTTCCAAATCACGCACGAACTGACGAGAATCTCTACCGGTTTCGCTAGAGTCATCATCTGTCGTTATATCTAAATCATCATTTTCTATATCGTATTCAGTCATTGCTTTTTCCAATTCTGTATCGCGCATCTACTAGGAAAGTGATACGGCAGGGCTAATAAAACATATTTGGTTCGAAAACCAGAATTGACACCGCATCGCCATCACGGGGCAACCCTTTACTACCGCGTTCGTTTGACCGAGAACGGGTCGGTTGTTGCCTCTTATGCGTTCTAACCTGACGAGGAACAGACTAGGAACAATACTGGAACGCTAGTAAGAGTTTATACATTTGAACTAGAAAAGTCTAGTTATGCTTGAAGGTTTGCAGCGCCAATTCCAACAACACCACTAGCATTAGCGGCTAGAGCGCCACCGGCATTGAACTCATTAACGCGGGTAGCCTTAACTTTGTTCAGAGCCATAACATCATTGGCATTAGCATTAAATTCAGCATTAATCATCTGTTGGTTAGTAAGCGCTCCTGAAACATCGCCAGGAAGCATTTGACCATATTGACCCATTTGACCAAGTTGAACAAAGCCTTGTTGGGCTTGGGCTTGAGTAATGCCCTGGTTGGCAAGAGCCTCAGCTTGAGCGGTAGTAAGTTGCCCATTAACGCCCATTCCACCAAATCCTGCTTGAACTGCAGCGCCACCAATTTGCATTGCTTTCGCTTGTTGGGCAATTATAGGAGTTGCCTTAGTTGGATCTAGCGCCCAAGCCATAAGATGACCAGCATCTAACCCATAAGTATCTTTGGCGTATTTAGTAATATTTGGATCGAGTGAAAGAACTGAATCTTGAGCCGCTTGTAAGCGATTTGTAAGATCAACCGTATTAACGTGATTTAACATTAGGCTTCCAAGATAATCTGGAGTATCAAATATGCCAGAAGGAACATTAAATTGTTTTAAAATTTCTTTATCGGCTTTCATCTTAGCAAGATATTCGCCTTCAGTTATTCCTTCACCCATAGCATTTAATTTAGCCATAGCAGGAAATACTGTTTTATATGCTGCGCTCGCACGGATACCGTTAGTCGGATCATCCATAATGGCGTTAATATCATAACCCTTGTTCCACATAGTCCAAGCATTAGCGGCAAGAGAACCTAATCCAGCACCATTTAAAGCATCGGTAATAATTTGCAATGCGCTTTGATTGCTGCCACTACCAGGGGTTACGGTTGGGGTAGTCGCTTGAGTTTGCCCACCACTAATAGCACCGCCACCACCGCCACCACCGCCACCAGAAATAGGATATTGTCTCCACTCACCCGAACCTGGTGAACCAGGAAGGCTTAGCCATTGCCATTGATATCCTTTGTCAGGGGCAGTATTAGGCGGGGTATTTCTATTAGAACTAGGGCTTGATGAAGTTGCTGATGTAGGTGCTGCAACAACTGGTGTTGATTGAGTAGAACCTACAGCATTGACAAATGAATTGCCTGACATTGGGTTATATGCTGGCGCAGGATTTAAACTATTTACAGGATTATAAGTAGGAGTAGATACAGATGGAGCAATACCTGCTTGTTGAAAAATATCTGGTAACTTTGCCATTTACATTTTCCCCGATCCCTGACCAAATATACCTTTAATGCTGGCAGCCAAATCATAAGCGTTATTAATTGCCGGTAAAGAAGTATCATACCCATATTTAGGGTCAGTTTTAACTGTAGCCAAAATATCATTTATGTTTTTTGGCGCTGCTATTTTAGATACAGGATCATATGAAGTAACTAAACCAGACCATTTAGGATCTTGCCAGTTTATATCGGCAGGATTTATGCCAAGAGTATTAGCAATTTGAGTTCCAACGGGAGCAAAATAACCTTTAACGGTTCCACCGGCTTCAATAGAACCTTTCATCCAAGGGTAAAGTTGAATGGCTTGAGTTTTAGCATAATCGGTAAATGCTTGCTCTGAGCCATTAGGCCCAATCGCTTGTTTAACAAAATCATTTAATTGATTTGGGTTAGTTGGTACTGGAATTGCATAATCAGAAGCAATTTTACTAAAATCAGCAAGTGCAACAGATACAGTTCCGCTTGTTTTAGCAGATACTTCATTTGGAGCAAGTTCGATTCCTAACCTTCTTGTACCAATATCAAAATAAGAAGCAACTGTAGTTGCAATATTTTGATTGCCTTGACCCCAACCATTAGTAAGAATGGCATCAACAATTTTTTGATGGTTTTCTGGAGATACTTGAAATCCTTGTCTTGCTATTTCGGCATCTGCCCACTCGTTAGCCTTACCTACTTCATATTTATACTGACCAGGGGCTAAGGCTTGAAGTTTGTCTAAGCGTTGTTGAAAATTATTATATTCTTGAACAAGTTTAGTTGGATAAGTTGCAGCATCAATCATCTCTTGAGTTGGGCCACCAGGCAATTTTGCCCACTTAAGAACTGTTGCTTTTAATTCTGGATTGCTAATAATCCATTGCGCCCATTGTGGGTGATTTATTTTAAGAGAAGTTAATATAGCTTCATCTGCTGCTTTCGCATCGGCTTGTGCTTTAACTTTTGCGTCTGCTGCTGCTTTTTTTTGGGCTGCGGTAAGTGCCATTATTGAGAGTTCCTTGCTAGAGATGCGAACATAGCGTTTAAGGCGTTACTAATATTTTCACTACCTGCTTGTGCGGGTGCTGATTTTCTAGCAAAATTTGTTGCAGCAACATCAACATTAGCAACATCGGGTTGTGATACAACTGAAACTGATGGGCTTTTAGCGGCTAAAGCATAATTTTCTGCAATGCTAGGACCGGGTGGTGGTGTAATACTTGGTCGTGTAGCAGGAGCATTAACGCCAGCAATAGCACCAGGTGCAGTTTGAATAGGTGTGCTAGTTAAAGCAGTTGCAGCAGGATTTTTGGCAGCCAAATTTGAAACTGCCTTGGCTCGAGCATTAGCGAGAATATCACTTTGATAAGAGCGAGCAAATGTCTTTAATTGTTTTTCAGTAGGAACTTGACCCGTTGCTGCGCGGAAGGCTTTATCAAATACATAATTAAGATCAAGTTCATTAGGAACGGTTACTTTAGCAATTTGATTACGGACTCCATTGCCACCTAATTTAATAGCCAAGTTTTCTTGTTCATTTAAAAATTGAGATGCTGGAACTGATTTTCCTGTACTAGCTGGATATAAGGTTACTGCACCTTCTAAAAAGTTTTTAATTCCACCAATATCGGTAGTTTGATCCCACACACCAAGGGTGGGTTGTGAAGAAGTATAAAAATTAGATTTATTTAATGCGTGTTGGATACCAGCCCAAATATCAGGGTTAGTAAGAGCGGTTCTATGAAGGGCATATGCCACATCATCAGCAGTCATAGCAGATGGATCTTTGCCAGCAAGAGAACTTGGAGGCAAACCAAAACCTCGAACATCAAATGTTCCAGATAAATCTATAACGTTTAATTTTTTAGTCTTGCCACCATTGCTAGGCAATAAAGAATCCACTCCCGACAAATCAGGAGTTACGTTATCTCCTACTTTATTTGGATTTCCTTTTCCATCAGCTTTCCAGACGGTAAGTTTTCCTTTAGAGTCGGCTACCCAGGTCATTACTTAAGTCCTTCCAACGGGCCAAATAATCGTTGATAATGCGTTTTGTAAAAAGCAGCAAAATTAGAATCCTTAGTGGCTAATCCTATCGCTACTGCCCTAAATATGTCTGTAAGTTTAGCAAGGTTAGCTAAAGGAACACTATCTTTATTAACTGAATCACTTACCTTTTTAGCAGCATCTTCAAATTTTCTATATTCTGCGCCAAGGGTAGGATTTTTAACAGTTACTTCGCCAATAAATCTATCTGCTTCCGTAGCCTTTTGTTGAGATATAACGGCTGATTGAGCATTATCCCAGGCTGGATATTTGTAATGAACAAGTTCTCCAATAGAGGCTTTGGTAATTGGGTGTCCAGCAAGCCCTGATTCCGTAGGAACCCAATCAGGCCATACAACTCGATTATCTGGATTTTGATAATTATAAGCAAGAATCTTATTTAATCCAGAAATTAAACGAGTGCGATAATCCCAAGCCGCAGTTTGTTGAGCAGCCACCGGCATAAGGTTATGTCGGTTTGGATGCCAGTCAGTTTCAGCAGCGTGAGTTTGAAATAGGCTAAGTGTAGTTTTAACGGTATCTGGAATTTGCCCATTAAATAAAGAACCTTTTGTCGAAGTGCCTAAAAACAAATCAGAAAATTCTTTAACCATAGGAATATATTGTTTTAACTTTTTTAAAGTTGAATCATTTGCTGATTGAGTTCCATAATTTATTGTCTTAGGCCCAAGTAAAGTAAATAATGCACCAAAATAAGGTTTGTTAATACCACCAAATTGTCCAAGCCCAACACCGTGTTCTAAAGCATTTAACTGTTCAATTTGTTTTATAAGTGGCAAATTATCTTCTACCCATTTGCGATATTTAGGCCCATCAACTTGATCGTAAAGATTCATAATTCCTTGAATAACTAACCGTTGCCCTGGATGAGTTAAAAGAAAAGCCCCGCCTTGACGCATTACGGTTTTATTAAATGAAAATGGAAAAAAGACTGCATTAAGAGATCGTTCTGCTGCGGTGCGCTCGCCGTAACCTATAACATTTTCAACTTTCTTTGCTATCTCAGCATCAGAATAACCCTGCTCGGATAACCAATAAACAGCCCATTTTTCAAATTCCCTTGGAGAATAAAGATTATAAAAATCTGCTTCATTGACTACCCGTTCAGCATCATCCATAAAAGCATTTTGTAATTTTTTCTCTGGAAATATGCGTTGATATAAAGCATCTGCTTTTTTGGCAATGTCCATTTCTTGCATTTTTGCTTCAGGATACATAGCTGGTGGAATGCCCTCAGTAATACCTTTAAGCATTGTTTTAGCCATACGGCGATAAGCAAATACAATAGATTCTTGGTAACGAACGCGGCTACGAAGATTCATAAGTTTAGAAGGAATTTCAGCAAGTGTCATAGCATTTTTGCCAATCCAAGGAATTTTACCTATTCCTAAACCAGAATATAATATATCTTCTAACTTTGCTGCGCCGCCAATCATTTCTAATGGAACATTAACTCTTGCTTTCCAAATAGCTTGAATAGTTTGATTAGCAGATTTAACATCCATAAATTGAGTGCCTTTTTCAAGACCCATAACATTTGTTATTTCGTTAGGTAATGGCTTAGTAAGAATATTTCTTAAAACAGAAGGATCAATTTCGCGCAAACCAAGTTCTGTTTTTTTGGCTTTTTTAATTAAATTCCAGGCTTCATCTTTAGAAAGTCCTGGGTTTTCTGAAATTAATTTAGCAATAGGAATATCATAATTTCCGTGTGCTTTTGCTGCTTCTAAAACGGCAGTTTGTCCTAAAGTAAGTTTTGTATTTTCTGGTAAATTATCTCGAAGATAAGTTAAAACTCGTTGAAAGTTAAATCCTGGTGGTGGAGTAATTTTCCCAGCATCTATTCTTGCTTGACCTTCACGGTTCATCTCAACTTCAGTTCTAGCTGATACGGCTTGAGAACTTGAAAGACGTGGGCTTACTCCAAGTTTGCGAGCAATTTTAGCCGTTTTACTAAAATCGGCTGCACCTAAATCTGTGTATTGAAGTCCTTTGGTAAATATATGACCAATTTGATCTCCATAAACCGGCTTATAACCAAGTGCATTAATTTTTGCTATAGCATCTTTAACTTCTTGTGGAGCGTTACGGTTTACATAAAGATCGGCTGCCAATTTGTTCATTTCAGATTCAAATGTTCCAAGCATATCTAATGGATCGTGGCTACCAAGTTTATAAACATTAACGCCAAATTCTTTAATTAAGGCTTCGCCTATTTTAATTTTATTTAATTGTTTTAATTCAGGTGTATCTGCTTCTTGTAGTTGTTGAAATAATTTATCGTAAAGTTGTTTTGCTCCAGTTTTTGTTAAACCCTCTGCCCGCATAAGTCCAACTGCGCCTTCAGGCAAAGCCCCATTTTCGATAGCAGCGCTGGTAAGAAAATATTGTATTAATTCTGGATCATTAATTAAAGGTTCTAATATGGATTGAGCATTAATAAGATTTCCTAAATTTGATTCTCCCTTACGAGCAATAGCACTCGCACGGACATCGCCCATAGCAGTTGCGCCTATATCCCTAAACCCTGTTTCAATAGCATTTTGATCCGCGATTAAATGTTGTTGAGAATCAGCAAGTCTAGTATCTGTTTTATCTATAGCACCTTGGTAAATACTTTTTTTAGTTTCAAGTGCCCACGCTTCTTTTTCGGGGCCAGAAATTGTCATCCAAGTTCCATCAAGAATTAAAGGATTTTTTTCTAAATCAATGGCGTGGTTCATAGCAATATCATTGAACTGTTGCCCAATATATTTTAAAACATCAATTTCTTTACCGCCATTAGCAATATGATCTGCAAGTAAAGCAGGATAATCTAGTTGTGGGTTTGCTTTTTGAAATCCTCGAAGGATGCCCAAATCATCCATAGTATTACGGATAGTTTCTGCGGTTTTACCAGTAACACCAAGAATATCTTTTGCTCCAGTACGAGCAACTCCACCTGGGTTCATTTGTATAGAAAAAATATCTAAAGCATTAGCAAGTTTTCCGCTAATAGGAGCAAGCCCGTAAACAGTTGTATCAAGTGCGCCTTGTCTGCCACCTAATTTACTTTCGCCAAGAGCGATTCCTTGTTCTTTTAATCCAGTTCCTAAAATTGCCATTCCAGCAGTATTAGCAGCGCGGATAATAGGCAAGCGTAATCTTTGTGCCAAAGTATCTCTAATAACCATTTGTGCTGGAGCAGTTTTGGCGATTGTTTGTGCTGCACCTTTATAAATTGTGTTAAGTATTGGTTTATTTATTAAAGCCCGTGCAGAAGGTTGCATTAACCCAATTTCACCTTTTTGAGCGCTAGCGACAATAGAATTTAAAAAAGTATATTTAGGTGCTACTTCTGCTGCGGTTAAAACTTTACCACTTTTAGCAATAGCCCCTGCTTCTTTAAGCCCAAGTATTCCTTTTGCCATAGGCATAAAAGTAAGAAACGTACCAATATCTTGAACTAATTGACCGCCACTTGCCGCTTGTTTAGCAAATTCAGCATTTGTAGTTCTATTTTCAGGTTTTGCTCCTGCTTGAGAAATTGCTCGACCAGCACCTACTAAATTATTTCCAGCCAATAATCCTGTTATTGGTGTAGCCAAAGATTTTCCAGAAACAACATCACCCATCAAATTTAAAATTTCGCGGGGTAATGCTTTAACAATTTGAACAATAACATTTGTATTACGAGAAAGACTTAAAGCAGTAAGAGTATGTTGAACTGTTGATTTAGGTGGGGCATTTCCTACCGTTGGCTTAGTAAGAGCTGCATTATTGGCATTAGCCATAGCGTTAGTCCAAGTAGTATCCCAAACTCCATTTGCTATGCTACCTATAGGAGCGACGCCGGCTTTAATCATATCTTGTTGAATTTTAGTAACGTGATCTTCCATAATAGGAGCATTGCCAATATGTGAAGTTACGGCAGTTGTTAATTGATGAGCTACAGATGGAATTGATGAATGTTGTGGATCTGAAAAATAAGATTCAACTGAATTTTTATTTGAAGTTATAGCATTTTTAATTTTGTTAATAATACTTAAAGTTGTTGTTTGATCTTGCCCGCCAGCCGCTACTGCAACTTGTGCGGGAATATCCATATAACCATTGCCTGATTGATGGATAGCATCTAAATTACTCGCTAACTGTTGAGCAGGAGATGGGTATGAACTTGGTAATGGATTATCCAAGCTCATTGAGGAATACCATTAGACGAACTAGCTTGTAAATAATTTCTAATCATTGCAACTTGTGGGGAAACATTACTGCCAAGGGAATTAAGAAGTCCTAGTGCTTTAATTGTTACATCAGCATTATAACTTTGTGGTAATGCTTCAGATCCAGCACCAGCGCCGGCATCAACGCCAGTCATCAATGGTAGCCCGTGAGTTGTTGGGGCATTAAGCGGAGCCATTGGTTGTAAACCTTGTGGGGCTTGTGGTGCAGTTTGTGTTTGTGCTTGAGGAACTGCAGCAACAGGTCGTGATGCCATTGGAACTGCTGCTTGTGCGTTTCTCTGAGCAGTTGCAGCGCCATAAGCCTGACCGCTAGCGGCTTGTATAGCCATTTTTGCGCCAGGTTGATTTTGTGGTTGTGCGGCTACAACATTTGCGCCACGAAGATCAGCGCGGTTTGCGTATTTGCGACCTGCTACACCATCTCTTTTTCCACCTCTAGGCATTATTTACCACCTAACGATGCTAAGAACGCTCCGACATCTTGCGGTTGTTGAGGTTGCGCTTGTGGTTGTTCTGCGCCCATTCCTGGTGCGCCAAGTCCTGGCATTGTTTCAGGTGCGCCAGTTGGTGCTGGAGTTGCTTGACGCTTTTGTGCGGCTTCGTGAATTTTTGTTACGGCTTCAGCCAAGCTCGCCTTGTCGCTTGCGACCATTGCCACAATAGCAGCAACATCACTAGGGGGAATAGCACCTTGAGATGCTTGGGTTTGAATAGATTGTAAGAGTGCTTGTTCGAGTCCTTCACTTATTACACGATCTTTCTCTTGCTCTGGGTCAGAAATAAATGGGTCAATTTCTTGCGCGGTTTGCTTGGACATAATTCCAATACCGATACGCTGACCAAGACCAACTACGAGAGAGTTAGCGTCTGCTCCTGAATGAGAATAAGTAACAACGTTATTGTCATCTTCAAAATCTTTATTTGGAACATAATCAACGTGTCCTTTAGCACCACGACTAGAAATATAAAATGACTTGCGTTCATTACCAAAGTAAGTTTTGGCAATAGCAATAGCCCGTTTATTTTCTTCCTGTAAAGATGCTGCAAAAATTTCTTGTGCTTCTTGAATTGGAAAATCAACTACTGCTGAAAGAATAGCATCGCCACGCTTTCCAGTACGAACGTTAGAAGTAGATTCGCCACCGAACTCGGCAGGAGTTCCTGAACCAATACGTTGCGCTCG